CAACAGGTACCGCCCGGAGTATTAGGTCTCATTCCTGACGGGGATCTAACCGTGCAATGGCGCTGGTTAGGACCTGTTTACGAAGAAACTACGCAAGATATACTTAATAATTCCATCGTGGTACGCAACCTACAAGAATTAGGTGTTGATAGCATTGAAGCACTGAAGTACCTCTTCCCATCAAAAACGGAAGAGGAACGAGCCGAGATGTTATCTGGGTTCCCGTTCAGGATGGTTGGAGAATTACAGAATGCATATTCTTCTTTCTCTCGCTTAGTGGGTGGCATGATGCAGACCCCCCACCCGCAATCACCGGACTTACCGATGGCTGCGGATCCCAGATTGGATCTTACTCCGTATCTGTATCGAACTCTTGAAGCATTACAAAAGGAGATGAGTTATGCAGGACGCTACCGTCCAATCGATCCCACAGATGAGCCAAGCACCAGCAGTAGCTCCCAGCAGCTACGTGGTACCGGCTCAGTCGGCTCCGGCGCCCAACTACCAAGCGGCACCGGTACCGTATCAGGTGGGTATGAGCTACCCCCAAGCGGTACCTCAGGCAGCCCCCAGTTACCAATCAGCCCCTACTCCGTACGCCCCCCAATACCAACCAGCGGACCAATCGCAGAGCTCCTCGGCGGGCAATCCTTGGGAGTCGGCGTTCAACAAGGTAGTGAACCTGCTGAGCGCACCAGTCCAATCCCCGTTCCAGGGACAACCCTCAGCACCGACTCCTCAGTACGCCCCGGCGAACTACGGACAAGTCAGCAGCCCAGCTACGCAACAATCGGCTCCGCAGACCTGGCAAGCCAGCCCGGAATCCTCGCCCAACTATTCCCAAACCTCCTCGACTCCCTCCTTGGAGCAAATCGCGGACTTCGTGGGGATGAGCCAGGAAAGCCGCCAAGTAATGGACGCGTTCGGAATCGAAGCTCCCGCCGTCCTAAATAACTACGCCCTCAACTTGGAAGGGATGCTGGATAGTGCAGTGGCCTGGGGCAACCAAGCTGCTAATACCATCCAGGGTTATGCGCAATTCTCTGTCAATGAGCACCAGGAGAATCTTGCCTATAACGAAATCCTTACCAACCCCGACGTACTTAGCGATTACACGCTGAAGTTCTTTGGTCCTGAAGGTCCGTACCCTGTGTACGAGAATGAGCAGCAACTGGAAACTCCCGGTTACCGCACTCAACCAGTCGCTTACGAACAGGGTCAATTCCCTGCTCCTCCTTCTGCTGCCGCTGCGCAACAGCCTGAGAACTTCTGGGGTAGCTTCAAGGACATGATGGATCGTGACCCCCAGAATGCCTGGCGTGTCATTAACCAAGCTCAGCCCCAAGTCCTAGCAAACAAATTGTTTGTGATGGAGTAAGGCCATGCGCCCGATTCTTAAGTATGGCGTACCCGCAGCCGCTGGCCTAACCACTGGTGGGTACGCCCTTTCTCAAGGTGAAGATCCAGGTTCTGCAGCACTTGCTGGTATTGCTGGCGGTGCTGGTGCCGCAGGTGGTTTGCTTGCTGGTCGTATGGCTGGTAGGTATGCACCTGTCTTGGGTGAGATGGCTCAATCTGCAATCTCTCCCGTAGGCCAAGTTGCTAGATCCGTGGCTGAACAACTTCCGGAAGGTAGTAAGCGGCGTGCGGCAATGGTAGGGACTCGTAATACACTGGCAGATTTGTATCGCTCTGCAGGAAACATTCCTGCTTCCGCTGTACAAGCAACTGCTGCTGGTGGTGCTGTTCCCCTTGCTGCTGGTATTGCTGGTCTCGGTGGTGTCGCCCTTGGTGCCATTCCCGGCTCCATGGGAGTACCTGGCTTCAACCAAAATGTAATTACGGACCCTGAATATCCAGGTTCCAGCAACACAGCCATGGCGCGTGCTTCTACGCCCACATTGCGTTATTTGGGTTGATAAATTATCAACTGCTAAAATTCATTTAGATAAGACAATCTTGTCTAAATCTTTCACCTGACATCCCTGTCCTGCGACACTGGAGGATAAACACAAGTGTTCATTGATACCGACTTTCCTAAGATTTTGGGCGCGGAACTCTACCGTCCCCATCCTGCTTACATCTGCGAGATGGCAGTAGAGCCCGTGGTTGTTCACGACTTTACTCGCCAACCCGGCCAAACCGTTCAGCTCGACCGCTACAAGTTCTGGGGAAATCCTGGTACTAAGGATAGCCGCGAGCGTATCTCCGACCAAACCATTGGTACCGCCAACAGCCGTAACATCACTAAGGAGAAAGTCCTTGTGGTGCTTAAGGAATACACTGGCCCTGCGGACCCCGGCGATCCTACTCAGCCCAGCACCTTTAAGATTGCTCGTGAAACCCTGATTACCGCCCAGCGCATGCTGCTGGATACCGGTAACCTGAACATGTTCCACCAGAGCATTGGTTCGTTGACCCTGCTCGACGACTATCGCAGGTGGCGTGACCGCGTCTTCCTTGACGAACTTTCCAAAGCTGAAGCTAACGGTCCTGCTTCTTCCACCCAAGGCGGTTACTACTTCGCTGGTGGCAAGACTAAGAACCCTGTCTACACTGCTACTGAGTACGCCGCTAACGTTCAACAGTTCCAGGTGCGTACCGACCTTCTGACCGTTGTTAAGGACCTGCGTAAGCGTAACGTCCCTACCTTCGCTGATGGTCTGTATCGTTGCATTTGCGACCCCACGTTCATGATGCACCTGCGTCGTGACCCTGACTTCCGCGAAATCGCACGTTACTCTGGTAATCCTGGCCAAGGCATGTACATGGGCAACCCCATGATGCCTAACAACGCTAGTTTCTTCCAGGGCCCCCAAGCTGGTCAAGGTTACTTCCTGGCTGGCGAACCTGTGATGCCGACCGGCGTTCAGTTTGAAGGTGTGAAGTTCTTCGAATCGACCAACTTCCCCAACAAGACACAAGTTGCAACCCTTGGGACTTCCCCTGGTGCTGGTACCTATGACGTTTCTCAAGGCTACTTCTTCGGTCCTCAAGCTGTTGGTGTTGGTATCGGCGGCCCGAACGCTCAGGTCCTGATCAACAACAACGACGACTTCAGCCGCTTTATCATCTTGATCTGGCAACTGTACGCTGGTTTTGACATCCTGAACAAGGACTTTATTACCACTGCGTTCAGCTTCTTGCTTGATGATGGTACTGTTTGATAAAGAATAAATTACAACTAGGAGAAATAAATGTCCTATCTTTCAGCTAAAAAAATCTATCCCGGCAACTGGGCTGAGCCCCTGAATAGCTGGTATAAGAACATCGACAATACCCAAGACGGTACTAACGAATCTTCCAAGGGCGGCCCCACTTCGGTGCTGGCCATCCCTGGTTATCGTTACTTCCAGGCCCGTGGTTATGTCGCTGTTACCGCTACCTCTGGCAGTGGTCCCGTTGCTTCGGGCAGCGTTATCATTCCTTCCCCTTATCGGCAGGATGACACCCGTACCGACATCACCGGCATGGTGATCTCTGGTAGTTCAACTCGCCCTGCTTACATCTACCGCGCCGCTGCATCCGTTGCTTCTGGCTGGGGTGATGGTCGTGTTGCTTCTGGTATCTACGCCGCAACTGGTAACGTCGTTACTTTTGGACCAGGCCTGGTTTCGACCGGTACCGTTAGTGAAGCTGTGGCCCAAGCCAACTTGGTCTCTACTGTTTCCGGTACTCAAGCTGGTGAGATCTTCTTCACCGCTGGTACTGAAGCCTATGGTACCAACCCGTTCCTTACGGCAACTGGTACTGGCGCCACATTGATTCCCATCGTCTACAAGCAGATCACTGCTGCTACCACCTATACGGTGCAAGCTCGTGAATCACAAACTGCTACCAGCACTTCTGGTGGCTTCTACATCTCCAGTGGCGACTCCGCTGCTGGTCGCACAGGTTACATCGTTGCCGAGGTATGCTACTTCCAGCCGGACGAAGCTCCTGGCTACGAAGATATTGATGGCTACCTGACTGGTCGCGTTGTTAGCTAAGTAGGCTAAACTAAGACCAGATTAATCGAATGATCTGGTCTTATGTCTACTACCACTGAAGAAATTCTCCATCGTCATAAAAAGACTGGAGCTCGGGTACGCATCATTAGTGAGTGGGATGAAGGTGATTGGTTCATGGTCGAAGACCAGGACGGTCGTCTTTACACCGCTTACAAAACAGAATTGTTACCCGATGAACAGGCCACGCAAAAGGTCAAAACTCTTCAGGTAAAAGACAAGGCATCGAAAGAGGAGCCACGTGTGTTTCCTCCCGATACCAGGCTGAACATCAACGGCGCAACCGCCCAGATGATCGCAGACCACATCAAGGGCATTGGTCTGAAAACTGCTCGAGAGATTAAAGATCTACAACTCTCTTTGTCTGGTGAAAGATTTACAAGCCTCGATCAGTTGAAACAGATTAAAAGAGTTGATTGGGAATCCGTGATCGCTGCCGACCTAATAAGAGTTTGATTCTCATCTCCAAACGCAAGGCCCTTGGGAAACCAGGGGCTTTGTTGTTTTAGAATTAAAAATAAAAAGATAATGGCTGGTTTAATTCCCTTAGGTACGATTGTAGATCCAAGTAAAGATGTGTTTCCTAGCACGGGAGCACACCTTGACGTACGTGTCATACCTCAGTTTGGCCCGCAGAAAGGAAAAAAGATTGACCCAAGGACAGCCAGAACTCTTCTGCAAAATGTTCTGATTGGGACTGATAAAACACCCCTGGTACAAAAAGAAGGAGATAACTGGAAGTGGAAATTTCCTGTTACATCGGAATTTGGTAAGCGTGCTGCACCAACTGCAGGTGCGTCTACATACCACGAGGGAATTGACATTGGCGTGGGAGCTGGAACGCCACTGACCTATAAAGGTGCTGGTACATACCGTCCCGATCATGGGTTTGGTGCATTAAGTGTTGCCGATGCCCAGGGCAACCCGTACGAGATTCGCCTCCTGCACACTGCTCCAGGGAAGGCAGCATCAGTAGGTTCTACAGTACAACCCTCAGCACCTGTATTACCATCCCCAGCGCAAAACACAGATACTTTAATGGAGTCACTATTTGGTAAACAAGAATCCCTAAAAGATGTATTGACAGCTTCTTTGCTTCAGCAGGCACTTGCACGTAGGCAAGAAACGCAAGTCGATCAGCTTAGTTTGGCGAATCCCTACAAATCAATGACTATCACACCAGAGCAAGCAATGCAATTATTTGCTTGATTTGCTGAACGTATAATGAAAACACAGTGAGCAAAAGTAGTGCGGCTATCTGACTTCGACAAAAGTAGAGTTAGGTACCACCTTGGTTACTATGTGGTCTCAGTTCCAGCGGGTGATTATTCCCGCCTGGAGGAATCCCTAAACACAGTACCTGACTCTTACTTCTACGACAAGATCATCATTCAAGTCGGTCGCTGTGATACAGCCGAAAAGAAAACTGAAGTAGCAACCTCGCCTTCTACTCGGATTGAGAACATTGCTGGTGACGTTGATCGTACAATTAGATCTAGCAATGCTAAGGAAGCATTAAAGGTATGGGATGAGATTTATCTCTATGAGACAAATCGACTTGCCAATATCCTTTACGTTCCTAACTACAAGGATCCATTCCAGGCCAGGTATCGTTATGAACGCTCTGGTGCTGAATTCATCCAGGCGCTGCCTGGTCCCGCTGACGTAAGTACTGGTTCCAGTATTTTCCTAAACCTTAACTGGAGATAATCATGAATCGTCCCCCCGACAAAAGAAGGCCCTCTCCAACTCAAAGCGCGGCTCAGCAAGCCGTTCTTAACAAGTTGAGGTCAGGCGGTACCATCCAAGGAGCGCAGCCCAACAATCCACTGGCATACGCTGCTCAGTTTTTTGATCCACGTAGGTTTTTTGATTCCAAGCCATCATCTATTCCCACTTTAAAAGGTGGGATGGTTAACGGCAGGGAAGCGTTAGTTGCACCTGGCGGCTGGAACCAAGGTACCGCTGGACTCGGGGAAATCACTGTAGGCGGACAACGTTTTTTTCCAGCTCAATCAAATAGGGACTTAGTTTATCAACGTGCTCCTGGGCAAATTGGTGGCCAATACGGAAGCATTCGAGTCCCAAATCAATTGACTTCCTCTTCTTCCGAAGAGGTTGCATCCACCCCCGCAGAACGTTCTTATCAACAGGAAAAAGCTCGTGTCGCTCAAATGACAGAGCAGGATCCCATGTTTAAAAAATATCAAGTTGCCGAATTAACAAAAGCATATAACACCGCAAGCCCCGAAGAAAAAAATAAAATTGGTCTTCAGATCTGGGCTACAACCAACCCTGAGCTAGCACAGAAACTAAGGCCGGGTCAGACTGGTTACTCAGAAGCCATCTCTGCCTTCCAGTCCCAGAGTCCCCTGGGAGCCATAACAAAAGCAGCAGGTGGTGTGCAGTATGCTGACTTGAGTCAGCAACCTATTACCACTCCTGTGGGACCAGGCGGCGTTCCCTTTGGTTTTTCACCAGCACAACTTCAGACTCCGTTGACTGGTATTGGAATTCCACCAACAGACAAGATTGGTGTTGAAGAATTCTTTAGTGACACCAAGCCTGCCCCTGGAGCGATGGAAGCTTTTACTGATCAGATGCGTTTGTTTTCCCCTGAGAAGCTTGACGAAACAAAACGTGCTCTTCTGATTCAAGCCTTTAACAAAGGCCTAAAGTAAACTTTTGTTAGACTAAGATCACTTGGCAGCACCTCGGTGTGTAAGCCCACCTACTGGGTAACAGATCACGAGATCTACGGAAACCAGTGTCCTCGCTAAAAACCAATGATTCTCTGCCGTAATTTTGTCCGTCGCCTCACTGCCAAACTGAGTCTAGTCGTAGCTCTACAATCAGTGTTCGTCCCCGGCCTTAAGGCAGATTCAAATTGGGTAGGAGAATAAAACAGAATCAACCATGTCCTCGGAACGCAGAATTTTAGAGCAGTGGGCTAAGCAGAACCCCGGCTTGTTCGGCGGACTAAAGCAGGCCATCTCTGGAGCTGAAGGAACTATTCTTGGGGGTAAGCCCGGCTATAACGTCATGTTTGGCGGCGGAAGATTTAAGGATTTTTCACGTCACCCAGACAGAGTCATAAGTTCCCGTGGTGGTTACTCAAGTGCTGCAGCAGGCGCTTATCAGTTTATGCCTGGTACGTGGGGAGAAGTAAAAAGTAAACTGGGATTAACAGACTTTGGACCGCAAGCCCAAGATCTAGGGATGCTCCAAAAGGTCAGACAGCGTCTCATGCCAATAGGTGGACTAGCCGCCCTAACAAAAGCCGGAACACTTACCCCAGAGATTCAAGCCGCCCTGGCACCTGAATGGGCATCTTTCCCAACGCAGTCTGGATCTAGTCATTACGGTCAGCCTGTCAAGAAAGCTGCTCAAATCCAACAGTTTTTTGAACAAGGACGCACTCGTTCACAAAATGTTGCAACACCAGCTACTGCTCCGGCAAGTACTCCTGTTGCTACAGAGAGTCCTTCAACTAAAGGAAATGCGTTGGGCTCTGGGCTTCTTAGGCAAATTATGGGAATGATACCTGCTATGCGGCAAAGACAAAGCAGCCTCCCTGGAATACTGGATTCGTATCTTGGTGATATTGATAGGCCACGCATCCCAGTACCTGCTGATTTTCTTCAGCTATTCATGGATAAAGAGGTAACGGGCTAATGGCTTCTTTCGCTGATTATGATGATTACTCTCCAGGGGAAGTGTATCGTGGTATTTATGGTCCTTTGAGTCCCCAGCAGCGGCTTGATTACAAGCAAGAAAAGAAGCGTGTGTTCAAGAGTGCTCCTACCGGTGACTTATTTCAACGCTTCCTTGCTTTACAAAGCAATCCAGAAGCATTGTTTCCTGACACCCCCTTCGGGAACCTAAGTCAGTACATGGGTGGTTAAAGCCTCCTATAATAAACGGAAGACAAACGTAAAATGCAATGAGCTCGACATCCACGGGGAAGCAACCCTTACTAATCGACCGGCCGCTATTTGATTCGGTTCGAGTCACTACTCAGATTGCTGGTGCATCCAATACTTTGGTTGTGCAAGGTGGACAGGCTCCGGCCATCCTGGTGGACATGGACGCCAACTTGAGTGAAGACAATAATAGTGGTGGAGTTATTGATTCGATTACCATCGTACGTAACGATGCTTACCGTAGCGTTGACTACAGTGTAAGCTCTGGCACCTCTGGTACTCCTATTAGTTTTGTCAGTGGACAAATCGCACAGATTGTAAGCACAGGCATTCTTACTGGCGGTGGAGCTCCTTATGCAGGCGTTGGGTTCTATACATATACAGGTTCCGGAACCCTTACCGGTGTTAATACTGCTGTTGCATACTCAACAGGAGTAGCATCCGGCTTCAGGTTCGAAGGCACAATCTATGCTGCACAACCAGCCGTAAACTTCATCTTCTATCAGACCCGTGGTACCACTACCCCTATTCCGGCTAGTGGCGACTACAAAGTTCTGTTTACCAAACAAGTTCCGGCTGACACCCAGCAGGTAGATTGTTCTGATGTGATGCCAGTACTTGCCGCTCCAGTGGTTGGCGCAGGTAATACCAACGGCCTAGGCGAGACTGCTCCCTTGCGTAATAAAGGGATCTATCTAGAGCGTGGCGACCGTGTTTACGTGGGTGTGTTTGCAGAAGGGCCAACTACTTCTGGTTATGCTGCCGGTGCACACATCTATGCACAGGGCGGATTCTACTAAAGATGGTAGCCCAAGTTGGAGGTAAGTTTGGTACCTTTAACAACAGAGTTGACTATAGTCCTGGCAGTATAAAACCAATTACGACTGAGTTCTCCAGGGGTTCAGTACCCAGCTCTATCGTTGCCATGGACCGTGAGTCTGCATGGGCACGTTGGAGGCGGGGATATGAGATTGCAGTTGCTGTAGGCATTCAAAAATCATATAACTTTCCATTTCGATACACCCTGCCAGTACCGGAAGGCACGTCACTTCCTCCTGGTAATGACCCAGTTATTATTGGCGTCTTACAAGGCTTCCCTACTTCCAACAGAGAGTTTGGCATCCATTGGACAGGGTGTCGCGTAAGTGCCCTGCTTCGGTTTGATAACGTATTTGATAGTACGGGTACAAGAGCTAGCGTTGACTCGTACACAGAAGATGCCAATTATTGGTACGTAACACTTGCTGGGACCTGGTCTCCTGCCAACCCACTTCCTGCACCTCTCTACATTCCTGGTGTTGGTGGTGGACAAGCCCTTAAGCCACTCATCGGAGAAGTAGTAGAAGATCGCGTGTTGACACCAGAGGGTATTCCAATTACTGCGGCCTCAAGAGATCCTGCTACTGACACCAGATATGGATACGTCCAATCCCTTTTGGTTGACATTGATCAAGACAATGGCGTCTTGAAGCTACAGAAGAATGGTTCCTTTGAATCCACAATTGA